AAGGTACTAACGGAACACTCCATCGGCTACCAGATAGTGAAAAGGGAAGTTGATGAATCAGGGAAAGAAAGGATTCAGAAGCTTGTCGAACTGAAACTATGGGAAGGGTCAACAGTAGGCTGGGGTGCTAATATGGAAGCCCTTGTATCAACTGTTAAGTCAGAGGGCAAGCAGGGAAAGACATTTGAAAACATAATAGAAAAGATAAAGGCTCTCGAATCGGCTGTCAAAGGTACTTATACGGATGACACCGCACGGGAGCTTGAGATACAACTGAACCAATTAAAGCAATTAGTCATTAATTCACTCACTGAGGAGCCGGTTTCTTCCACTCCAGAGCCGATAGACGGTAAGTTGCTTGGCGAATTACTTAAATCAAAAATTAAAATTTAATGGAAGAACTGGAAAAATTCAAAAAGGAACTTGACGATCTCGGATCGCAGATCGACAAGAAGCTGGAAGACCACTCTAAGAAGTGGGGAGAGTACAGCAAAGAGGTGAAGGATGCTGACATGAAGGAGTTAAAGCCTGACATGGACAAGCACAACGCAATGGCTGACAAATTCCTGAAGATACAGGAACAGCTTGATAACATCGACACGAAGATACAGCGTCTGCCTTTCGGCTCGAAAGAAGCCAAGAAAGGATTCGCCGACAGCGTGAAAGAGGTACTTGTACACCTGAAGGAAAAGGGTAACGGTTCTATAAGGAACTACCTTGCAGAAAAAGGACGCACCGGGGAGATAGAGCTGAAGATTGACGACATGACACAGGCCAACTCTTTCGAGAATACTGCTGTTGTGCAGGCCCAGCACGTACCGGGGATCAAGTTTGACCCGGACACTACTTTCAGGGTACGTGATCTGATCGCCCCCGGAACGACTAACTCCAACAGTATTGAGTATGTGCAGGAAGAAGCTTACACCGATTCTACTGATGTAACCGCAGAGGGTTCCGAGTACAAGCAGAGCGATTTTGACCTGAAACTTAAGACTGCCACTGTCCGCAAAATCACTGCTTACATAATCGTAAGTGAGGAAATGCTTGAGGATGTGGAAGGTCTTAATTCTTACATCTCTCTGAGGCTTCCGAGCAAGCTGAAACTGAAAGAGAACTATCAGTTACTCTATGGTGACGGCACCGGAATTAACCTGTCAGGTCTTACGGCCAATGCTACTGCTTACACCGATGAGCTGGCTGACACTGATATAACAGAGATTGACGTTCTTGTGTCTGCGATGAAGCAGGTAAGGACTTCGGAGTACAACCCGACATTTGCCCTTATTCATCCTACGGATGCGCTTAAAATAAAACTCACAAAAGATGACAACGGCAATTACATCCAGCCCTGGATCTTCATGGGCAACGGTGACATATCACTTGACGGTGTGAGGATAGTTGTTTCTTCAGCTATCACATCAGGGGACTTCCTTGTCGGTGATGGTGGTGCTGCTCAGGTCTTCGATCGCAGGCAGATGACACTTGAGATGACCAATACCAACGAAGATAACTTCGTGAAAGGTATGGTTACTGTAAGAATCAGCGAGAGGATAACGATTGCTGTATATCGTCCGAAAGGATTCATCTACGGAACCTTCGCTGCTGCTCTGGCTAACGGATCGGCATAACATTATAGGGGGGTGAGCTTCCCCCCTTTATTTTCTTTCTTATGATTGATTTTAATGTATGTGTGATAGGACTCAAAGCGAGAAAAGATCGCTGGGCAAGATGCAAAGAGATATTGCAAGGTAAGTTTGAAAGGGTTACACATTACACGACGGTACAGAACCACGAAGACAGCTATAAAGGTTATATGACCGATTGGCTGAAGATGTTGAAAATGTTTCAGGGCGAACCCCTGATGTTCTTTGAAGATGATTTTGAGTTTACGGATGAATTTGACGAGGTGTTTCCGAAAGCAGTAGCGGAGTTACCGCAGACGTATGATATGCTCTATTTAGGGGCTAATCTTCAGGCACCTGTCAAGAAGTACAGTGAACACCTTGTCAGGGTTAACGGGGCATGGCTGATGCACGCAACATTACTGAGTGAGAAGTTTATTGATTACATACTTAAGACTTACCCCGGATCAAACATAAGGATAGCCGATGAATGGTATCGAAGGATAGCCCCACAGAGGGAGTTTTATATGACGATGCCGATCATCAGTTATCAGAGAAAGGACTACAGTGATTTTGTCGGACGATATGTTTACTACGACATATTTTCGAATAAATATTATAAAAGAGCTTATGAAAGTTTTGAATTTAATACACGCTTACCCTCCCCTTCACCATGCGGGGGCTGAATGGATGGTACACGAGATGAATAAGTATCTCGTAGACCAGGGCCATAGCGTTGATGTTCTATTGCCTATTTCGGGGATTAAGGAATATGAGTTTGAAGGGGTGAGCGTGAAGGGTGACTTCTATCCCGGCAACAGGGAATATGTAAAGAATGCTGATATTATCATATCACATCTTGACAGGGCGGGGAAGGCTTTTAACCTGTGTGAGCTATATAAGAAGCCGTTTGTTTTCGTGGTTCACAATACGAACCCTATGAACATTTTAAGATTTAAGCCGCAGGTCAGGCGTTATGTGGTTTACAATTCAGAGTACACTAAGAAAGATATGAATTATCCCTGTCCGGGGGTGGTGGTTCATCCTCCGGTGGATGGCAAGCGGTATAAAGTAGGCAAGCGAGGCTCTAAGCTCACCCTTGTTAACCTATTTCACCGTAAGGGTACTGCGACTTTTCAGCAGATAGCGAGGTTGATGCCGGACAGGGATTTTCTTGGTGTCGAGGGTGGATATGGCAAACAGGAGAAAGATGTTATCAAGAACGTGACTTATATGGATAACACCCCGGATATGAAGAAGGTGTATTCGCAGACAAGGATTCTACTTATGCCTTCCCTTTACGAGAGCTACGGACGCACGGCTGTTGAGGCACTTGTTTCCGGTATTCCGGTTATCGCTGCTCCAACTCCCGGACTAAAGGAGAGCTTAGGTGAGGCGGGCATCTTCTGTAATGCGGATAAACCTGCAGAATGGGTCGAGGCTATTAAAAGGCTTGATGACCCGGAGGTTTACAAGGAGCAGAGCAAGAAATGTTCTGAGAGATTCAAAGAGATAGAGGCGGAGCGAGGCAAGGAACTGAGGGCGTTTGAAGATTTTCTATTTGACATTTATGAGCGTAAGATATGAAAAAAAGGACTAAGAGGGTAAAGCCGATTATCATTGATGAGATCGACAGTGAGAAGTTCGATGTTCAGAAGTTCTTCGAGAAACGAGTTATCAAAGGTAAGGTGCCTACCGTGGAAAGAAACATAGCCGAAGGGCATATACGGGTTATCGTTCTGAAGGACTGTGATGGCATGACAGGGCATTACTACGAGGGCGATATTATTGACTTGCCGGAGCGGAGGTTTAAGTCTATGAGGCTTCGGGGGCTTGTTGACGAGTATAAAGGCGAAAGCGGAACAACAAGGGAAAGATGAGAAATTTACAGACACGGGTTATAACAGACATAGTGACTGAGCCGGTTTCGGTAGCAGAGGCAAAACTTTACTGCAAGGTACAGGATTCGGCTGATGATACTTTGTGGCCCATCCTTATCACTTCAGCCCGGAGGATGCTTGAGAAATACACTATGACATCCTTTGCTGAAAAGACTATTCACTGTACATGGGTACAGACACCGAAAGACAATGTAATAGAGCTTCCTTACGGGCCTGTTATCTCGATTGACCACATATACCGGATAGACCACGAGGGAAATGAGGAGGAGTTAGTACTTAACAGCGATTATTATGTCATGGGCGATCAGGATGCTATCATTAAGATAACATCTTACTGGTCGTCGGGTATGGTATATGTTAACTCTATAAGGGTAGAGTATAAGGCCGGGTATGGTAATGCAGCTACAGAAGACTTGCCGGAAGAACTGAAGCTTGCTATTCTGAAACAGGTAGCCACTGATTACGAACTAAGAGAAAATATTACAACCGGAGGGTTAACGGTACTGAGCAATGAAAGCAAAGTACTGGCAGCCCCCTATCGTAAAAAGCTATGGATATAGGGAAGCGCAGACATTATCTTACTGTTCAGGTAGCTACAAGAACGGATGACGGGCAAGGCGGGGGCGTTAACTCGTGGACTGACACTTACTATGAGTGGGCATCAGCACGGTTCCTGTCGGGTTCCCGCAGTCTGGATAATGGAGGTATTATCTACCGCAAAGCAGTAGAGTTTGAAATAAGGAAGCGAACTGATTATACTTTGGGAACTGGACATCGTATAAAATGGAATGACGAGTTCTACACTATCTATTCAGTGCTTCCTTCAGATAAGTTGGATGATTTAAAAGTATTGGCGTATGTCTAAGCCTTTTATCATATTGCCTCAGTCAGAAATGATGAAGTTCAAACGCTGGACTGCCACACTGTCATCTCAGAATACAAGTCAGTGTCAGAAGATAGTGTTTGGAACCTGTACAAATATTGTCCGTAAGGCGATGCGTCTGGCTCCGGTTAACTTCGGCTTTCTCCGGGCTTCAATAGGTACAAACGCCACGGGCGCAGGTATGGAAGCGGAGGTATGGGCGGGAGGCTCAGGTATAGGAGTTAATGTACATTATGCCCCTTATGTAGAGTTTGGCACAGGCAAGGGTGTTTCAGTGCCTAATGAACTTGCGGAATATGCAATACAGTTCAAGGGCAAGGGAATACGCAAAGTGAATAACAGGGCACAACCGTATTTCTTCCCGGCTGTCAAGTTAAGCGTTAAAGAGATGTTTACGAAACTTCATCAAATGGGATTCAAATGAAAGATCCTTCAGAAAGTATAAGGCAGTGGCTATATGACATACTCAACTTAACAGTTCAGTATAACGGGTCTTATGTGCCGTGTTATAGTTTCGTTCCTCAAGGGGAGAAAATGCCCTTCATTGTTTTGGGCGAGCAGTACATGGAGGCTGACGAATCGACAAAGGACTCAAACATAACCCTTAACTCAATTAACATAGAGGTTTACGCTTCTTATACCGGCAATGATGCGAGTTACAAAATGGTCAACTCCTTATCGGAGGACATACTCGAACTGATAACAGCCGATCCGATCACTGAGGCCGGTTCAGGGGGTGAAGACGTGGGCGGGATAGATGATTACAATGCGATTAACATAATGGTCGGGAGCATAGCAACACAAAGGGTATTATTTGACAAAGAGATAGTTATAATGAAATCAATAGTTATTAAATTCAGATTAGAGGAGGAGTAAGAATGCCAAAATTAAGCGGGAAGAATATGCTTGTACTGGTTGGCGGTACAGCTATCGGGGGGACGAAATCCTTCACATTAACAGTCAACAGCAACCTTATAGACACTACCACAAAAGATAGTGACGCATGGGGGGATAGCCTTTATGGATCGAAAGATTGGGAAGTCACCTTTGACGGCCTGTACGATCCGAGTAACACGATGAACGCGGAGGAGATATTTGATCTTATCACGGGCGACACAACGGTAATCCTTGAAATGGCCGTTATCGACGGAACGGGCGGGGGTCTTGTGTTCCGGGGCGATGCTAACGCAACAGGATTTACAATGTCAGCCGGTTATAACGAAGCGGTTACTTTCTCCGGTGGCTTCAAGGGAGCAGGCGAACTTACAAAGGGAACTGTAGCAACATCATAGCATGAACACACTAAGCGGTTATATAGAGATAGACTTCGGTAGTGAGCGTTTGCCGTTTCAGTTTGGTTCAAATGCGTATGCCCTGTTCTGCGAGAAGTATAAGATAGAGTTCTGGCAGATCACCTCGAGCGGGATATTCGGGAAAGAGGACGGGACACCCCCTGACATATTCAAGTTAAGGGAACTGTTCTACTTTGCCCATGTGTCAGCGATGCGAAGCAAGGGGGAGAGTGCTATGGTCAATGAGTTCCGGTTTGGGGATCTATTGGATAACACCGAGGGTGCTATCTCTCAGTTACAGACGGCTGTCGTCAATGCCAAGATGCTTGGATTCTCTTTAGCGGAGTTATCCAAAGGGCAGGAGGTAAAAAAAAAGTAACGTGGCGTGAAGTTCTTTCTTATTGTGTCGGGGAGGTAGGGCTGAAGCCTTCGGAGTTCTGGAGGATGACCTTTGAGGAAATTGAACTTTCCTGTAAGGGTTACGAGACGAGGGAGGCAAGGCGGAAGGAGTTGCAACGGTTACAGTGTGCAATTCTTATGAATGTTACCGCAAGGAAGGGAGCCAGCCCGTTGATGTGCGGGATGTGATGGTTCTTTACACCGATAAGGACGCCCCGAAAGTGGACCTACTGACACGGGAAGAATATGAGGAAATGAAAGAGTGGAGGAAGCTGATTAAATGGCAGACGAAAAATTAAAAGCACGGTTAGGACTCGATAACAGCGAGTTCAAGAGGGGGCTGAAGGATAGTGAGGGACAGTTAAGTAAACTTAATGCCGGGTTTAAGAGGCTTGGCGTTATGATCGGGGCTGCTTTCTCCGTGTCTGCTATTACTAACTTTGTGGGGGAGGGGATCAAGTTAGCTGCTTCGATGCAGGGTGTTGAGGCAGCATTTAAGAGTCTTAACCAGCCTAACTTGCTTCAGAACCTTCGTAATGCCACAAGGGGAACTGTTACGGACCTTCAGTTGATGCAGAAAGCGGTCCAGGCACGTAACTTTAAGATTCCCCTTGAACAACTTGCTACTTACTTTGAGTTTGCCACAAAGCGGGCTATCCAAACCGGGGAGTCTGTTGATTATCTTGTTGACAGTATCATCACAGGGATAGGGCGTAAGTCGGTCCTTGTTATGGACAACTTGGGCATATCTGCTGTTGCCCTACAGGATGAAGTTAAGAAAGTAGGTGATTTTGGGGCTGCTGCAGGAAATATCATCCAGCGTGAATTAACCGCAATGGGTGATGTGACAGATACGGCAGCCACATCCATATCACAGCTTGCAACAGCATGGAAGGAATTAAAAACACAAGTTGGGGAGTTTGTTTTAAAGAGCGGGTTAACTGATTTATTAAACGCACTGACAAGAGACTTTGTTGAGGTCAATGATCCTTTTGAAAAATGGAGAGGATTGGACAAGGCAACTGCCGAAGCCCGCAAAGCAGAGGTATTAGAGCAGATAGAATATTTTAAAAAACTTGGTGATGCCGGTAAAGCCTCATATAACTTTTATACAGAAGCCTTAGAAGTTCTCGACGGGATAATAAACAAGACTACGCCTCCGATTGAAAAGGAAGTTGAGACGATAGCATCACTTAACGCACAACTGGCAGAAGAAAAGGCATGGCTTGAACAGATTGACGTAGCAGATAAGAAGGGGTTAGCTACACAATTACAAGTCATTGACGCACTTGAAAAGAGAATAAAAAGCCTCACAACATTAGGGGCGACAAGGGAAGTTAATCCTATGATTGGGGAGGTTGCTGCTCCCGGTGATCTTGCCGGTTCATGGCAGAAGATAACAGCCAATTCAAAAGACGCATGGGATAAGCTGTCAGGAGGACCTGAAGCGGTTACTGCCGTTACTGATATGACCAACGCTTTAATGCTTCAGGGTGAGGCTATCAATATACTAACTAATTCCTTTGATACGCTATTCACATCAACAGAGAATGGATTTCAGAATATGGTTGATACGATGATAGACGGGATGAAGCGGTTAGTAGCGGAATATCTGGCAAAGGCTGTCATATTCGGACTTATAAGGGCTTTATTCCCAGGCTCGGAGTTGGCAGTAATGGCCACGCAGAACCTATGGAATATGGGTATTGGAGGAAAGGCAACGGGCGGACTTGGTGGTTTTCAGAGTCAACCACTAAACGTGAATGTAGTAGGATCAATAAGAGGGAAAGATATAGCACTGGCATTAAGAAGAAATGGCTGAAAGGTATAGGATAGAGTTTTCTGACTTGCAGAAAGTCGAGTGGCGGATCTCAATAGATGACCCGGATCATACGGGGGACTATACTCTATTGAAAGCCACCGGCAACCCGCTTAACATAAGTTACGATAACGAGTCAGATGATGTATTCGATCCGATGCGTCCCTCCCGTGCAAGGTTTGAAGTCTATTCAGAAACGAATTTTGCCCTGCTTGACCTTTACTCTGTCGAGGATATGCACTATCCGGTTAACATCTATTGTAACGAGGCGTTATACTGGACAGGGTATATTGAGACACAGAACTACGAGGAGGTATATGAGCCGGTGCCTTATGCTGTTTCGATAACAGCTACAGACGGGCTTTCAATACTTGAGAACATTCTCTATGCTGATGACATAGCTTATAGTGCCGGGGAGGAAACAATAACCTATTATAACGGGCATGAACTTGAGTCAGCTATCATCCTTGATGTTTTAGCAGAGATAGGGTTTACAGAGTTTAAGGAGTATGTGAATATCTACGAAGATGATATGCTCGCCACGGCTTCAGACAGCCCCTTTGACCAGATAAAGATTGACAGGGATGTGTTCAAAGATTATTACTGTTACGAGGTCTTATCTGAGATATTAAGGAAATATAACGCTATCATAAGGCAGAAGGACGGGGTGTTCTGTATTGTAAGACCTGCTGAATTGATTGATGCTACTGTTTACGGCAGGTGGTTCACGGGTGACACTACAAAGACGGCTATTACTCTTAACCCTGACCAATTCTTAAAAAGGAAAAACACACACCCTTCAGCAAGGAGGATTCAGTTACCGGGGGGCAGGTTGATGATAGTACCACCGGCTAAAAAGGTGTCATCATATCAGAATTACGGCAACCGGCAGTCATGGATAGATAATTATGATTTTGATTCTGATTCATGGAACGGAACAGACTTCCAATTCTGGACTAAATCGGCATCAAGTCTAATCTATCACATAGGACAGATAGTGCCGGGGGAAAAGGCCGGGGTTTACCTATATAACCGTAACACCTATCCCACTTTAGCTTATTATATCTATCAGTCGTTTGGCACCGAGGCGATAATATCGACTCACGATGTTTTTAACTTCGAGTTTGACTTTATGACTAAGAATGATGAACTGATTGCAAAGACAGGGGTTAAGTTTTATGTCAGGATAAAATGTGACGATTCAAATTACTGGCTCGTTGAGAAGAATGATGTTGAGGCTATATGGCAAAACACCGCAGGATTAATAACAGTTGAGACAGATGCCCCTTTGGGATTCAGTTCATGGAATACATGGCGAAGATCCATTACGGGACTTCCGGCTGCCGGGTCTTATACAATCTACATCTATAACTCAGACTATGCCGATAACGTCAGGGTAGGCGTTAAGAATGTCCGTTTTTATGCTACCTCGGATGAGATCCTTGTAAAGACTCGTAAACACAAGGGACCGTTTAAGAAACTCGCTGAGTATGTACTGATGAATAACCCCTTTGGAAAGGACCCGTCTGCAAAGCTTGTTCAGGTAAGCCGTCTGGATTTTGATGAGATAGTTGAATCAGAATATCACGTCTATAACGGCATAGTCGGAAATGTCCGGGAATACAATTACATCTTAGGTGATGTTGTCGATACTGAAATGGATAATACCATATCGCAGTGCAAAGGTGCGTTGGGTGTGATGAAAAGAGTTAATGGTTACAGGGTTGACACTATCATACTGACTGGTACGACAGGGGCTTGTTATGTGATAGTTGGGGGTCTTTCGGAAATGGCTATCTTCTCTGGTGATCTCTCCGATACAGCAGCAGATTTTGTAACAAACAATGTACTGGCTTTTGACTCTATAGGCATAACACTTACATCAGTCGGCAGTGATCTTATTTTCACAAGTAAAGTATTAGGGGCAGATTTTGAAGGTGACACAAGTATTGTAAACGTATCCGGCAATCTTTTTGGTACAATATATACTACCCCTGCTTATTCAGAGACTTTAGAACCTTCAGATAAGTGGAACTTCAGGGGAGAATCGAATTATAAACCTCTTTTACATCATATAGCTGATGAGATAGCACTTGAATACAGCAAGCCCCGGCAACTCATTCAGATGCCACTACTGGAAACGGCTCAGGGTGTTCAGATTGATGTGATAGGCAACTTTCAGGATGACATCAACACTTCAGGCGGGGAAACGAGGGTATTCGTACTTAACAGGGCTGAGTTCGATGTTCGCAGGAGACGGTGGGAGGCTGACCTGCACGAGATAGGCACAAGAACGGCAGAGGCCGAAGATGGCGAGGGGGGAAGCACCACGGCAGACAGCACGGTAATAACAGTTGATGATAACACAATAACGGTTGATACGATATGAAGAAATTACTTTTTTTACTTGTAATAATCACGGCTTGTCAGAGGGATATAGTACCTATTAAGAGCAGGTCGGCAAGCGTAGCCCTTACCGATGTGAACATTGGCACGACAGCCAATGACGGGACGGGAGACGCTCTTAGGACGGCATTCCAGAAAGTCAATGCGAACAACGCTTTGATTGAAGCAGCTTTTGCCACGGTTCCAACGGTGACAGAGATGCGGGACGCTATTGCTGACACTAACCAGTATAACAAAGAGCAGGCAATACCTATTTCAACCCTTGCCTTTATGCAAGCCGATTCAAATAGTTATGGCGGGGCAATGACATACAACGGGGTTGTCAACTATGTCGCAGCCAACGGAGGAACAGGCGGGGGCGGGGGTTACAAGTGGACAGAGTTTATAGTAGGTACTACAACGGGCGCACCGGCCAATGCTGATACTGCCTTTACAATAGCGGGCATGGCAGGTGATGTTATGGAGCTTTGGAGGGGAACTACGGCGGACCTGCATAAACAATGGTTGAATGAGACAGCCACAAATGGGGTAACAGGATACAGATATAATTCGTCCGGCACAATGGTAGTACGTCCGGCATGGTCAACAGGGGACAGGGCATATATCAAAGCGGTTCCGACTTCGGGCGTATCTAAGATAACTCTGCCGGGTGGGGCTTCTACGCTCCTTACAGGACTCAGAGCGGGCTGGAAGATGGACGAGACTTCAGGAACACAGGTTAATGATGTGCTTTCTACTTATACCGGGACGACAAATGCAACTGTTAACCAAACTGGGAAATTTGGAAAGGCACACTCTTATAACGGAAGTCAGTTAGCAACCTTCGGAACTGATGTAGGGGACTTGGGCACAAACGATTTCAGCTATTCGGTTTGGATATACGTGCCAACGCTTCAATCAGCCTACAATGGTTTTATCGAGATGCAATCAGGCGTGGTGTCATTTTATGCTATGGTTGATCCGGATAATTATATAAGAGCTACTATCACATTCGATGATACGAATTATATCACAATGACAAGTAACTCCGCCATTTCGGCCTCTACATGGACTAACGTTATTGTAACGTATGACCGAAGCGGTAACGGGACTTTATATATAGCGGGTACGGCGCAGACAGATGTTGAGGACGTATCTTCGGGTGTGGCAGTCGATGTTCAGTGCAATCTTAATTTTAGGATTGGAAGGGGAGGCACAAGCACATGGTATTTTAATGGGAACATTGATGATGTTTATCTCTGGACTAAGGTTCTGACTCAAAATGAAATAGATGCTATTCAACTTGGCACTTATCCTTGGTAACATGAAGAAACTACTATTCATACTACTTTTATTTCTCCCACTGGCAGCGTGGGGCCAGAGTCATTACTATGTGGCCCCTTATGGTGTTGATGTTGCCTATGGCGGGACATTGGAGGAACCGTGGGCAACGCTTAGCTATGCTATAACGCGGGTCACAACTGCATGGAGTACAATACACGTGGAGGGGGGTACGTATCCGCCTATCACAAGCCAAATGCTATTACGCAATGGCGTAAGCATCGAAGGAGCAGGGAGGAATGTTACTACGATACCCCTTACCTATTCAGCAGGTGAGCCTTGTATAAAACTTGAAACATGGGGGGGATGGTCTAACAAAACAGTCGGTCATCAACATATCTCGGGAATAAAATTCGTAGGGTCGACGACTCCGGGCGTGCCTGTCGGCAAATGCGCAATAGGGGTAAATTTCAGGCATCATGTTGAAATACATGATTGCTGGTTTGAAGACTTTGTTGAGACAGCAGTGTGGTTTAATGGAGAGCCTACCTATAGTCTTGATGACGACGAAGAGACAAGGATAACGAATCCATACGAAAGCCGAACTGGCGTCGAAGGGGAATTTCTTCCTTATAATGATAGTTTCTGTGAAGGCAATAAGTTCTACAATAATGAAGTGCATAATTGTTGTGTAGAACTCAATCATACTACCCATGATGCCTCTGGTGCTTTGGAGTTTACTACGCAGGACGGATTTCTTGTCTACGGAAATACAATTACTGCTCTTGGAAGAAGCAGTAATTACAACGGTGTGCCAATCAAGGCGGTCTTCGGATTTAATAAGAACACGAAAATATACAACAACAATATAAACGCAGGACATAAGAGTACGAACTACTGGCAATTTGCTATTGAAGTATGGTGGGAGTTAGGAGGTCTTGAGATATATGATAATATACTGAATGGTTCTGTTGATTTATGCGCGATTTATGACTATTACGGAATAGGATATGGAGCAAAGGTTTACGACAATGACATTGGTTATCCTACAACCACGGCTGAACTTGATATAGGATTTCATCTGGAGAATGGACACGCTGGTGGTTTATATATTTTTAGGAATAAAATACACCATGTATCAAAAGCAATAACAATTAATGACACGCAATATACTTCTGCTCAACTAAATGAAGACGTTTATATCTGTGAAAATTTAATGGTTGAATTATCGGGAAAAGCATATCAAACATGGGGAATATCTTGGAGTTACCCGACAATAACCAATAACACAATGTTATGGAAAAATTGGTACATACAGCATAATATAATTGTTGCAAAGGCAGATGCTCCTGATCCTACTTATTACGGAATAGTACTACCTACTGCAGAGAAATTTGACGGACTGTATATTGAAAACAATATACTTGTTAATTGGGAGCGTGGTGCAATATGGGGAACAGGAACAAGGACGCAGGCTACAAACATATTTATACGGAATAACTTAATCTTTGATAGTTACAACAACAATGATCCTGTATATGTTAACGGCTATCCGTCTGCAGGGATTACATATTCCGGGACCGTAAAGGCTGATCCTTTATTTATATCTCCTCCTTTAAGTTACAGATTACAAGCGCTATCCCCTGCTATCGGTGCAGGGCGATACCTATATCTGACATGGTTTCCAACTGATTTCGATGGTGAAGGCTGGCTTAATCCTCCTTCGATGGGGGCTTATGAAACGGGCGGTACAGGTATGCCTACCGTGTCAACTTCCCCTGTTTTAAATATTACAGAGACTACAGCAGTATCAGGCGGTTATATTTCCTCAGACGGTGGGCAGGCAGTCACCGCAAGGGGCGTCTGTTGGAGTACTTCTTCTTTGCCTACCGTGGCAGGTGACAAGACAACGGACGGCACGGGAACGGGGAGTTTTACTTCTAACGTGACAGGATTAACCAACGGGGAGACTTACTATCTGAGGGCTTATGCCACTAATAGCATCGGAACGGCTTACGGCTCGGAGAGAGTATTTACGACTCCTATCCCGACATCTTCAGGGGTGCGGTTTATCATGCACGACGGGGGTTTTGTGATTCATAACGGGAAATTTATAAAATCAGAATGATATGGGATGGGTATTAGGATTGGGAAACGGGGTAGT